AATCATTTCACCAAAAAGATTCATAACACCGAAGTAGAGGAATGCTACTTTGTCGAGTATCCTATAGGGGCATTCTGTGTTCCTCATCAAGATGCAAAGATAATAGATGATAGGATCATCAACGAGAACATTACTACGATAACACTCCTGTCCGATGATTACGAGGGTGGAGCAAGTATAGTTGATGATCAGTCATTCAAACCCAAGAAAGGTGAAACCGTCTTTTATAATCCAAGTGAACTCCACGGTGTTGAAGAGATAACAAGTGGTAGTAGAATCGTATATGTTGTGTGGTATCGCAAATGACTATATACCTTCATGTGGATATACGAAGATAAAGAGTTTGAACCCGATGAAGAGTTCTTGGAGGAATACCAAGGATTCGTCTATTGCTTGACCGAGTTGAGCACTGGTAAAAAGTATATTGGTAAGAAGTTCTTCTGGAAACCCAAGATACTCCCTGTCACGAAAACAAGAAAAAGACGCAAACGCACCAGAGTCCAGTCTGACTGGAGGGACTACTATGGTTCCTCGGAACAGGTAAAAACCCTCGTAGAAGGGGGTCAGGACTTCCAGAGAACCGTTCTAAGACTATGTAGAACAAAAGGTGAGTGTTCCTATTACGAAGCAAAACTACAATTCCAGTACGATGTTCTACTCTCGGACGAGTACTATAATGAGTTCATTGGGTGTAAAATTCACTCAAAACACATAAAAAAGTGAAAAAAACCCTTGACAGGACTTGTTCCACATGCTATAATACACTTGTATTGATAATGAGAAAAGAGAGAAAAATATGAGTTTAGTTACTAAAATTTCCGAGACACCTGAGATTGTTGCGTTCATGTCCTATGTTGAGAGTTTCTATGGTGAAGACGGCATCTATGCCAAGTCTGACTATGCTACCAACCAACAGATTTTTGATGCCACTGTGAAGTATCTGACTACACTGACCGAAGAACGAACTTGGGGAGGTGGTGATAGTGTTGACCGTGAACGAGTTGGTTACATCCTTGAGAATGAAATGAGTGTGAAACTTTACTAAAAAAACCCTTGACAAAAGATGTCACAGGGTGTATAATACTTGTATTGATAATGAGAAGAGAGATTTAAATTATGGCATATGTATCACAAGAAGACAAAAAGACCCTTTCAGTTGCTGTTAAGAAAGTTGCTAAGAAGTACGGACTCAAGGTGAGTCTGAGTGTTCGTCACCACAGTACCTTGGTTGCCAAAGTCAAGGGTGCGAAACAAATCCTAGAGGGTTACTGTGAGACACAGATGACCCCTGAGAAAATTCGCAAACGTGAGTTCAACGGTTACAACAACTTCTCTACTGAGCAAGTTATGAAAGAGTCTGCGAAGTGGGGTCACGATGTGAACCTTTACTGGTTGGAAGAGAACTACTGCCCTACTGGAGTTAAGTTCTTACAGGAACTAAAGTCTGCGATGGAAGGTGAAGACTTCTTCTGTGAAGATGATTCAATGACTGACTACTTTCACCGTAGTCACTACACCGATGTTCGATTGTACAGTTAATTGAAGGATATATAATGAGTCAGGAAGAACAAATTGCTAACGCACAAGCATTGATCGAAAGTGCCGAAGAAGAACTTTATAAAGCAACTCAAGAAGATAACGAAGAAAAGATTGTGACTTATTCTTTTTTGGTTGGTGAATATGAACAAATGCGTGATGAATTAATTGCACATTTTGACCGTGTTAAAAACAAATGATGTATATATAAAAGTAAGAGGAAATTATGGAAAAAGAAGTATTCGAAATCTTCGAAGATTTCAGTAAACTAAAGACGAGGAAGGAAAAGATCGACTTCCTACAACAACAAGGGACAGCAGTCCCTGCCGTTAAAGATGTCATCCGAGGCACGTTCGATGACCGTCTCAAGTTTGTCTTACCCGAAGGGAAACCTCCCTATAATCCAAACAGACCAGAAAGTGTCCCCTCAACTCTGCGGAATCTTCACCGTGATTTCGGTGACTTTGTTGAAGGGGCACGAAGTACACAGTTAGGTAAACTGCGAGTCGAAACGAAATTTATTCAATTATTGGAGAGTATTCATGCCGAGGATGCCTTGATTGTCCTGAGTATGAAAGACAAGAAATCTCCAGTCAAAGGTTTGACTAAGAAGTTAGTAGAGGAGGCATTCCCCAACTTACTGTCTTAATTTTCGTTATGTTTCTTTCAATAACAGCAGGAGAGCGTTTAATGCCAAGAAACCAAATAGAGAGATTAAAGAATGATAGTCGAGAACTTGATAATTACATCCACCGTCTCAAAAAGAAGGGAAGAGACAACCTCGCACACAAGTTAGCGAAGAAAAAGACATTCTTAAATCAAACTATTGCCGAGTACGAAAATTCAACTCAAATTCTAGCATAAGGTAGGTGGTAAGTATCTCGTATGGGGTGCTAGTCACCCCATTCGTCATATAGGAGTTATATAAATGCCAATGTATAAAATTGTAAATAAGAGAACGCAAGACAGTCAAACGATGTTTTGTTCGTATGAAAAACTTCAAGAGAAGTTGGAAGAGTTGGGTGAAGACTGGAAACAAGAAATTGGTGCTCCCGCACTGATTAGTGCTACTGGTAATATCGTCAACAAGACAAGTAGTGATTGGAAAGATCACTTGACAAAGATCAAGAAAGGATCGGGTTCGGGGACTAACATAAAAACATGACAATGAAACGATTGAGAGTAGACGATCTACTCACCTATCCACCCATCACATCAAATCAACAAATCGCACATGACGCATGGAATGAGGGAGATCACCTCGTCCTATGCGGTTCTGCGGGTACAGGAAAAACCTTTGTGGGTATGTACCTCGCACTGTGGGATGTCATGGACAAGTCCTATGATCAGAACAGACTTGTTATCGTAAGAAGTGTGGTTCCTACCAGAGAGATGGGTTATCTTCCCGGTTCGGTAGAAGAAAAGGTTGATGCCTACACCGCACCCTATCGGTCTATCTGTACCGAACTCTTCAACGAAAAGATGGCATACGATAACCTAGAACAACAGGGTCTCATAGAGTTTGTGTCCACATCGTTTATTCGTGGTACTACTCTGGATGACTGTGTCATACTCGTGGATGAGATGCAAAACCTTACCTTCCACGAATTGGATTCTATCATCACAAGGGTGGGACGCAACAGTCGTATCATCTTCAGTGGTGACTACTATCAGTCTGACCTCAAGTCTGGTTCAGACAAAAAGGGTATTCTTGACTTTATGAACATCATGGAAGTTATGAATAATTTCACAACAGTTGAATACGGATGGGCAGACATCGTAAGGTCTGACTTTGTTCGGGACTATATAATGACAAAAGAAATGGTTGAAAGAGGAAACATAAAATGAAACTAAGTCAAAATTTTTCACTCAAAGAGTTTACCAAGTCTATGACTGCGACTCGTTTGGGTATCGATAACACACCAGAAGGTGAACACCTACATGCGGCACAAGAGTTATTCTCTCAAGTGGTTCAGCATGTTCGGGATAAGTTTGGTATAACTCGTATCAATTCGGGTTACCGTTCACCCGCACTCAACGAAGCAGTGGGTGGTTCTTCACGATCACAACACTGTAAGGGTCAAGCAGTTGACATTGAATGCGATAAAGCAGACAACCTTGTTGTGGCACAATGGATCAGAGATAACCTAGAGTTTGATCAGATCATCTCAGAGTTCTACGAAGAGGGTGACCCATCATCTGGTTGGGTTCATGTGTCCTATGTGAGTCCCGAAGACAATCGCAAGAAGTGTCTGACCGCACAACGAGTAGATGGCAAGACACAGTATTCAGTTGGTCTACCCGAATGAATCTAATCTACCAGTACATGATCACCAACGAGGAAACCGAGAAACGGATGCCTGTTCCAGAGTATCCCCAAGGCACTCGTTCAGAATTGTATCGTATTACTGGTGATATGTCGGCAAGGTCTTTCCGAGACTATGCCGAAAAGATTGGATGTGAACACCAGTATTCTAAAAAGCAAGTGTTCACTAAGAACTTCAATGGGTCAACAGTACTACTCTTTGAATGTCTGAGAATGATCTATGATCCCATCTATGACAAGTACGACAAGGTGGCATTCATCGACTCGGACATCATCTGTAATACCGAAGAGAATATCTTTGACCAGTGTGGTGACTACGAGGTCACGGGTGTCTTAGAGTCAGAGATAGTATCCGATACTAATGGTGGATACAATGGTTGGGACTATAATCCCATCGTCAGAGATCAACTGTTTGCTAAGTATAAACGCACTGGTATCCCAATTGTCGCAACAAAACCCCCATACAGACCTTCCTGTGTCACTAC